AACCCTTACATGGTTCAAACCGTTCTTAACCTTGCAACAGCACTGTCTGACAAAGGTAGCGCACTTGCCGCTGGCGATGTCATTCCAGTAATTGCTGTTAAAAAAGGCATGATGGTGATTAATGCAGGTATTGAAGTCGATACTGCCTCTGACGGTTCTACTCTGACTGTAGACCTTGGCATGATTGCTCCAGAAGACTTCGTTGACGGTTTTGACGGAACTTCTGCAGCAGGTGTTGTAGCACAGAACCCAGCAGCTTATTCTCCACGGATGGCTGTTGCTGATGACAACATTGACTTGAAACTTGTTACTCTCTCAGGTGGCGCAGTTACTACTGGTAAAATGCGTATCTGGGCTGTCCTGATGGATTGTACCGATGAAGGTGACTTGACTGCTCAAGAAGTAGCACGTGACTTTGCTTAAATAACTAACTAACGTGGGGGGCAGGGCAACTTGCCCCTCATCTCTGATTATATATAAGGATGCACAATGGCATACGATTATTTAGATATTACTAATGAAGTTATTGCCCGAATGAATGAGGTATCCTTAACTGCTGCTAATTTTGCAACAGCTAGAGGTTTTCAGATTCAGTGTAAGAACGCTGTAAATGATGCTATTAATTATATTAACCAGCGAGAGTTTGGCTGGCCTTTTACACATTTAACCAATACACAGACTTTGGTAGCAGGACAGACACGATATAGTATTCCTGCAACTAGCCAGTCTGTAGACTACGATACCTTTCGTATTAGTCGGGATTCTACATTAGCTGTATCTGGTACTACACTACGCATTTTAGATTACAAAGAATACACACAAAAATATATTTCACAAGAAACTACAACTAATGTAGGTAGCGTACCCAAGTTTGTATTTAGAACACCAGACAATAACTATGGCCTATATCCATATCCAGACAAAGCATATGAGTTAAAGTTTGAACACTTTATTAAACCTGTAGCTTTAGCTGCAGCTACGGATGTACCAACTGTACCTGAACAATTTAGGCAGGTTATAGTAGACGGTGCTACAGCTTACGCCTATCAGTATCGTGGTGAAGCACAACAGTATGGCATTAACTTTGCACGATTTGAAGATGGCATTAAACAAATGCAAACTCTTTTAATTAATAGAGCAGATTATGTACGGTCTACCTATATCCCCCGTTCACAAGGATATGGCATTAACGCAGGATTTTAAATAATGTCTGATGAATCTGGCCTTAATCCCTATGTGTTTGCGTGTCAGGGTGGACTAGTTCTTGACCAATCAACCTTTGCTATGCAGCCGGGGATGGCACTAGAACTAGAAAATTTTGAACCTGCTACTACTGGTGGGTACAGACGTATTTCGGGATACATTAAATGGAATCCTAATATTGTTCCAGAAGACCAAAGTGCCAGTGAAGCTGTATTGATGTCGGCTTACTTTAAGGGTAATATCCTTGCCGCACGAGGTCGTAAAGTATGGAAGGGTGCTAAGACAGGAAGCTGGGCATCCATTGATACAGGTAGAACAGGTGCAGGTCGTTATACTTTCTTTCGTTATAACCTAGCTGGTACTGATTATATTGTGTGGGCTGACGGTGCTAACCATGCATCTAAATATGACAACAGTACTGTAACAGATATAAATGGTACTGGCGCACCAGCCGACCCTGCGTTTGTTACAGGCTTTAAGAATACTTTATTCTTTGCTGGTATGTCTAGCAATAAACAACAACTAGTATTTACCGCACCTTTTACAGATACAGACTTTAGCACAGCTAACGGTGCTGGAACTATTCAAGTTGACAGTGACATAACAGGATTGTTCCCATTTCGTGATTCACTTTATATATTTTGTGAAGAAAGAATATTTAAACTAGTTGGTAATACCATTGCTGATTTTGTAGTACAGCCTGTAACTAGAGAAATAGGATGCCTTAACGGTTTTACTATTCAAGAATTTGCAGGTGACTTAATATTCTTAGGTCCAGATGGACTACGTACAGTTGCTGGTACAGAGAAAATTGGTGACGTAGACCTTGGTACAATTAGTAGAGCAGTTCAGGAACGCTTTGAAGGATTGTCAGATGTTGACGAATTTGAAAGCGTAATCATACCAGACAAGACACAGTACCGCATTTTCTTTTCTAATTCAAATACACCCCGCGCTACTACAAAAGGTATTATGTGCGTAAGAAAAGAAAACGCATATGAGTTTGCTGACATAAGAGGTATGCGTCCTAGTTCTACAGATAATATAGTAGCCGCAGGTGAGAGTATAGTTTTGCACGGTGACTTTGATGGTTACGTATATAGGCAAGAAAAAGGCAATGACTTTGATGGTAATGTAGTAACTGGCAAGTATCGTTCACCTGACTTGACTATGGGTGACGCAGGTTTACGCAAATCATTTCAGCGTGTAATTATTAACTACGCACCAGAAGCAGCGGTAAACGCAGATTTGTTTGTGCGGTATGACTATGAAGCACCTAATGTAGCTAGACCAGCAGCTTATCCTTTTGATACATCTACTGCTGTAGCAATTTACGGTTCATCTTTATACGGTACAGCAACATACGGTGGACAGTCTAACCCATTAGTTAGACAACCAATTGAAGGTAGTGGGTTTGCTGTAGCACTACGAGTTAATGATAGAGGCACATCAGCACCTTACTCCCTAAAGGGATTTCAACTAGAGTTTGCGGCAGACGCAAGGAGATAATTAATGGCAGGTTATACCAGACAGTCCAGTTTTGCAGATGGCGATATTATTAGCGCAGCAGACAGTAATGACGAATTTAACCAAATACTAGCAGCGTTTGTAAATACCAGCGGTCATAAGCATGATGGCACTGCAGCAGAAGGTCCAGTCATAGGTTTGATTGGAGACCCCGGCGTAGCAACACCTATAAACAAAGTTGTAGTAGACGATACTAATAATCAAGTAGAGTTTAACATTGACGTAGGTGGTGCAAGTACAGAACAGTTTGTAGTCAAGGATGGAGTTATTGAGCCTACGACTAACAACGATATTGATTTAGGTTCTAGTTCTAAAAAGTTTAAAGATTTAAATATTGCTGGTGCTGCTAACATTGCTGGCACTATGACCCTATCAGGTAATGTAATTGTGTCAGGTACACTTGGTGCTGACTTAATTCCTGACGGTGACAATACTCGTGACATTGGTAGTTCCTCTGCAGAATGGAAAGACTTGTACATAGATGGTGTCGCATACTTAGACGCTATCAACTTTAATGGTACAGCTATCTCAGCTACTGCATCAGAGTTGAACATCATGGATGGTGTAACATCGACCACTGCAGAACTTAACATACTAGATGGCGTTACATCAACAGCAGCAGAACTAAATATCTTAGACGGTGTAACCTCTACCACTGCTGAGTTAAATATTCTTGATGGTGTAACAGCTACAACAGCAGAACTTAATCTGACAGATGGTGGTTCTTCTGTAGGCACAACAGCCGTAGCTGGTGGCGATGGTATTCTGACTAATGATAATGGCACAATGCGCCAGACATCAGTAGATACATTTGATACCTACCTATCACAAAGTGCTAAAACACTAACAAATAAAACCTTGACAAGTGCCGTACTCAATGGTACAATAAGTGGAACTTCTATTAAAGATGAAGATAATATGGCATCAGATAGTGCCACTCATCTTGCTACCCAACAGTCAATTAAAGCCTATGTAGATGCTGAAGTAGCTGCTATACCTGTGGGTGACATTACTTCTGTAGTTGCTGGTACAGGCATGACAGGCGGTGGTACATCAGGGGATGTTACACTTAACGTCATTGGTGGTGCAGGTATTACTGCTAATGCTAATGACATTGCTGTAGATTCTACGGTAATTACTGGTCAGACTGCAGAATCAACCGTAGATGCTACTAATGACTTAGTATTGTTGTACGATAACTCAGCTACTGCTTTACGTAAAGTTTCTGTATCTGCTATTACTGCTGCAGGTAGCGGTATTAATGCAGTTGTAGACGATACTTCACCAGAACTAGGTGGTGACTTAGATGTATTAGCTAGGTCAATAGTATCATCATCTAATAGAAATATTAACTTACTGCCTAATGGTTCTGGTAAAGTTAATCTTGACGGTAACGGCTCTAGTGGCGGTGTTACTATATCAGATGGTCTTGTAGACATTCGTACTGGCACAGGTGCAGTCTCACAGGTAAAGTTCTATTGTGAAAGCAGCAATGCACATGCACAGACAATTCAACCACAACCACACTCTGCTGGTGTAACTAACACACTTACACTACCTGCAGGTAGCAGTCAGGAGATTGTAGGTACTACAGCTACACAGACACTTACAAACAAAAGCATTGATGCTGCACAGCTTACTGGTACAGTAGCTAATGCAAGACTTGACGCACAACTACAAGATGTTGCTGGTTTAGCTGTTACTGATGGTGGCTTTATCGTAGGTAACGGTTCTAACTTTGTACTAGAGACTGCAGGTACTGCACGTACTTCATTGGGGCTAGGCTCTGCTGCAGTATTAACAGCAGGTACATCTGCTAATAACGCTGTACAACTAGATGGTTCTGCTAGACTACCAGCAGTAGATGGGTCACAGTTGACTAACCTACCATCTACAGGTGCAACCGCTGGCTTTGCAGTGGCGATGGCGATTGCGCTTTAGTACTTGACAAATGAATAAAAGTATGGTATAATTATACTTATCTTAATTAGGAGATGAAATGGCAAAGGATTTTGAAAGAAACATAGCAAGGAATGTTGGCACAAGCGCAGTAACTATG